TGAAAAGAAACATTACTATCTCGGATACATTCATATTTTCACCTCATGTTTTAATCAGATCAAAGGACATCCATGTGTAATATGAATTCGCGCTGATTGTTTCCGTGCCTCCGGTATCATGCCATAGGTATAGTTCTACGTAATCTCCCGCTGTCAAATGGGTGACTGTGGCGCACGGATACCCCACGAAACCAACCGTTCCCGCATGTGTTATAAAGCTGTATGCAATTGAAGTAGAACCATTTAAGGTAATCCTGACGTGCAACTGCGCGTTATCTGCAATATCAGCGCTGAGAGCCGCTTGAGAGGTGATCAGGTAGTATCCTGTAACAGGAACATCGAATCTGTGATTCGTTGTTATGTCAAAATCATTGCCGGTGTCGTAGTCCTCTGCGTTCAATAACGCTTTCGTAAACGTTGCTGTTGCGATTGTTTGTACACCAGATAGATAGGCACGTGCGTGTACACCAGTCCCCGGCAAATTTCCTACCTGCACCATCTTCTTTGCGTTGCTTGCCGCTGAGTCCTCCAGCAGCAGCATATCGGCTGCGACCGGTGTCGTCTTCTCAGTGATCGCGCTGATTTCGGCGGATACGTTGTCGTGCAGAAGGGTGGTTGCATCTTCGGAATTCAGTAGCAACACATTGTCAATAGAGTGACCATCTGCATCCCTGTCTTTCGTCCACTTCTCATCCTCGGCAAACAGGTACGCAACCTCATCCGCTGCACAGACAAGATCGACATAGGAGCCGATCGGGAATTCATACGCCTCATCGCCGACGCTGACGTTCTTCGCTAAGGCGTAGTCCGTGGCACCACCGCCCATCGTCAGGGTATTCGCCGCCTTGCTCGTATAGATCACTAAACAGTACTTAGAATCCACCGCGTCCGTCTCGTGGATGAAGGCCACATGCCCCTTAGGTGTCGGGCTAGGAAACAATGTGCCGTCCGCGAGCACGATCGTCGTATCTGTTCCCCTGGTAAAGCTCGATGCAAGTGTACTACGCGCATAATTAACGCTAGGGGCTGCTATCACAGTCATCTTTCACCTCCTCTTCGGGGCGCGAGACCTCGCCGAATCCCGCGCCCCTCGCCTGACTACGTAGCCGTTACCAAAGTGTCAACCGTGAACTCAATCGCGTTACCGACGTTCAGCGAAATCGCGTCGAACATCGCCCGCAGGAACATCGTCCCCCCGGATACAGGCGGACCTCCAGCGCCGTCTGCATTGAACGTCGCAACTTCTCGGATGATCGCTCCCGCCACGGTTTTCGTGATCGTCCCCACTACGCGATATGTGTAGTTGGCGACCTTTGAATCTGCGCCCGTTGCGTCTGTGCGATCCTCATTGCACCCCGTCTTATCATCCAAGTCAGTGTCCGCCGCCGTTACCGCCGCCGAGCCAACGCCCCACTGCAGCCATGCTGGGGCCACTGCAGCAAGCGCTAGAAGCGCATCCACCGTCAACTCTCTACCGGTATTCACAACAAGAACATCATCTGCCGCCATCTCTCCTCCCCTTATAATTCTTATCTAATCGTTTCAGCGCCGCCCTTGTGCGGTCGCCCTCTGCCTTCGTCCGTTTGCCGACGATCACGCCAAGATCCTCGATCACGTTACCATCCTTGTCGAGTACCCGCGCCCTGATCGTCGTCTTGCCATGCATCTTTCCAGTCACTGTTGCGCCACCTGCTACCTCTTCTTTAGGTTTCTTAGACATGCTATGCCTCCTCTAACTGGAATGTCGCCCCGCGCCATAGCCATCGGTCCATTGCTAATAGCCGCACGCGAGAGATCGGCCTAAACTTCACTGTGTACGAATCAATCGAATTATCCGCACGCTCTACTAGCAGACTAAGCATGGTCCCTTTATTATACTCGATCATTAGAGCATCAAGCGTCGCCTGGGTCATTGTAGAATAAACCAAGGAAAAGAGCTTCTTAATAGCGATCGTGTCAATGGCCAGGGATCCATTCGCCGTGCGATCCTCCCGATTAATCTCAATTTCTGTCTCACCAAAACTGCTCCACCCTGTCTCGAACAGCGTTTCAGATCCCTCCGCGCCCAACCACAGTCTGCCTTCCACATTAACCCCCCCGTCGAGCCCGTTCAGCTTCGAGCGGGTTATACAACGCCTGAGCTACCCGCGTACCGTCTGGCAACTGAACGACTATCGGTCTCCCCTTATCCTTCGACATCACTTCCACCATGGCTTCGTAAGTGCCTGCTTGCACTGCGCTACCTATCGCCTCATAATCAATGCCGATAGGTTCACCACCATGCGCGATCACTACACGCGGAGCACCTTCTGGTCCCGGCACCACTCCGCCGCCTGCATAGCTTGGCACCCTCCAGGTCCCCGCCCCGTAATGCTGGCCGAAGATGTTCTCCGTGATCCACTTATTAAGGGCCGCTACACCCTTAGCAACCACATCCGAAGTACCGATCGCAATGGGAACCAGGGCCGCTACCAGTCCGAGATTCAATCCGCCCAGCGCGGCATTGGTCGCTTGTGTAGCTAACTCAGCCTCCGTTGCCATGCCCCAAAAACTGTTAATAACAGCTTCAATCGCCGTCTCGATTCCAGACTTTACAATCCCGTCTACCATGTCCAGGAATCCTTGCTCGACGATCTCGGTAATCTTGGGCCGCTGCTCCTCGTAAGCTTCTAATTCATCTTGTAATGCCTGTTCCCTGTCAGTCTCGTTATCCTCGATGTTCCGGGTGTACTGAGTGTCGAGATCTTCGAGTCGTCGCGTATGGTCGAGCAGTGCAGCTTCACGCTTCTCTTCCCTTTCAGCCTCTAGAGCAAGCTTCTTCTCATTTGTATTGGCCGCACCATCCTCCACTCGCTGCCAGTACCAAATCTCAATATCCTCTAGCCTGCGACTGTAGGCGGTCTGCGCATCTTCTCTTCTCTCTTGGTCGCTCTTGTTGATATCGTCGATTCGATCGAGCGCATCTTGAGTAATGTCCTCCATCTTCTGCCAATGATCTTTTTCCGCCGCCTCAGCGCCTCGGTAGAATGTGATGAGATCCCAGGTGATGTCCACAAGCGCATCCGTTATGATATCCTTATAGACTGTGGTCCCCTCTTTCGTTTTGGGAATGACAACATCGGTCAACACGAGGCCCAACGCTTCATAATCAGCAATCAGAACCGCGAGGGCAGCACTTACTTCTTTATCCTGTTCGGTCACAGCCTCCGCAGCGGAGATTAGCTTCTTGTATGCCGCCCGGATCCTGCCCACAACAACAATGTAGTCTAGACTCCCTTCTGCTGTGTTGCCCAGTTCCCCAGTAAGCTTCGCAAACTCCTCTTGTGCTTTCTCTAGTTCGATGGTTGTGAGGGCTGCTATTTCTTCAATCAACGGCAGGATTACATCTCTCGCCCTCTCTACCCCACGAGCAACCGCTTCCGCACCTTCTTCGACTGTCGTCACTATAGTTCCCACAGCGTCTGTGGTGACCCCTGTAAGCTCGGCCCAAGCAGCGATAGCGGTCTCGATCATGTCGGCGAACAGGTCACGAGTATAATCGTCCATCACTCCATACTGGTCAAGGATTGCGTTTACATCTTCCTGGAACTTCCGCGCCGCCTCACCATATTCCAATTCTCCTGAGATCAATGCTGCTTTCGCTGCCTCTTGAGCCACCCGGAGATCTTCGATCATGGCATCCATCGAGACACCCACCACGTTCACATTCTCTATGATTGCATTGCCTGCCCGATTAGTGTCTTCGACAAACATATCTACAATCGCCTGCGTGACGTGGATTGCCTCTTCCCCACCTCTGACAAGATCGCCCGTCTTATCAGAAATCATATCGTAAAGCTCGACGAAGTGATCACCCAACAGTTTCACCGCTACCGCAGTGGCAAGCATAAGGCCGATAGGTGAAGAGGCGATTGCCGCCCACAAAGCATGAAGCGCCGGGACCAGTTTCGCGATTGTGCCTACTGCATATAGCGCTGGACCAGCGACAGCGAAGATCATCAGATACTTAACGATTCTCTCTCTCTGTTCATCGCCTAGCTCTCCCCAAGCGTCGACTAATTTCTTGACTTCTTCCATCAGCTTGAGTACATGAGGGATTAGGATCGCGCCGATATCCTCGCCGATTGCCTTCATCTCCGATTTCATGCCCCGCATCTGGTTAGTGAACGATTCGGATGTTCGAGCAGCATCACCTTGTGCATCGGAGGTGCCAGCGATGATGAGGTTCAACCGAGCCTGCGCTTTCTCCGCCTCAGTTGCGGCCTTAACCCCATCCTTAATGCCCATGTTCATGAGTTCGATGTTTAACCCTGCTTGGTTAATGATAACACCGAATCGCCTGACTGTCTCATGGTTACCCACAATGGCCGACTGGAGTGCTCGCATCGTCTCCGGCTCACTCGCATTGTTGAACGAAGCGAGATCGATGGTTAATTCAACGAGAGCCATCGACAGTTCTGCAGCTTCACCCCGAGCAAAGCCAAGAGGAACGAACGTGTCTTGAAAAACAGACGCATACTCTTTGAGGTCTGTCGCGTTACGGTTTACTGCATCCGCAAAGTCATTAACCCAAACGGTGGTTTGCGCAGCGAATTCCTTAAACACGGCATCAAACTTCGACTGGATCTCCTCAGCGTCTGCGGCGAACTTTATAGCGGCAATCCCAAAGCCGACAAGAGGCAGCGTAATCGCAAGGGCCATGGCTTTCCCAGCGCTTTGGATCTTGACCCCAGCCGCGCCGACCTTGGTGGCAAAGCCCTTGACCTTATTGCCCGCCGCGTCCATATTCCGGTTGAACTTGCTAATATCACCCAGAAGGGCAACGGACATCGATCCAACCTGACCAAGTGCCATGTCTCACCTCCTCATCGACTCATGTTCTGGCCATACCGCGCACGAAAGGCCGCTTTGTCCGGGCTAGTACCCCCTGGAGCCACGCGCTCTTCTCCACTAACTCCGTGCTCTCGTGCCCATGCTGCCCATCCCGTCTGCCACCACCAAACTAACTGGGCTACGTTCATTCCCCAAAGGATCACGCGCGGCGGCCATCTATAAAGATATGCGGTCTCCGAAATGATGCGACCGAGCTTAACTGTTACCCGGTCGCCGTCACTCCCCCCCTCTCATCCTCCTCGATGTCTTCCACCGGAGAGAGAACGAACTTGTTGAAAGCACGGATCTTCTCGAAACTCAAATGTTTCAGTAGGAACTCAACGGTAAGCTTCGGATTGCTCACACAACACACATCCGACACCATCTGTACCACCCGCTTGAGTTCTCCCTCCGCGTCCTCCTCCGCCGCTGCGAGAACTTGCTCCCGTGTACGGTCTGAGAACTTTGCTAATGCTAGCGTCACTGCTACGGGGATTACCGATACGTCGGCAACTTCCCCCCCCACTCGTACCATACGTGGTTCTGGAACTAGCGTATCGAAATCGTAAATCCCATCAGATCCTACTTTCGGTCCTCTCATCGCGCCCCCTTATACTAGGTCGTGTCTTGTGAATCAGTAATGTTAAAGAGCTGATCACCACTCGCTCGTGCCGCATCCAACCTGCCGATAAACCTAATCGGGCATGGCATTGGATTCCGGTCGTCGTCCGGGGGAAATGCTAGGTTGATACCGTCCGCGATATACGCCTTATGGACGAGCATCACCCATTCCTTGTCGTCGATGTCGTAGTTAGTGAGCCGAAGAATTCTTGCCGTCTTTGATGTCTTCCCACCGGATGTGTAAGTCCGCGACGTGAGCGGGGTGTAGTCATAGTCTGCGTAGACTGTAACTGCACCCTGGATGCAACCACGCACTATATTGATCGTGTCACCCTCAACCTCATTGACCAGCGTATCTGAGACCGTGATCTTCGTAGCTTCAGCAGCCGTGACCGTCTTCGCACCGTTGTTGGCTGCCTCGGTGAACCCCGTTACATAAATGTGATCACCAACTGCCGGAAGCTGATCATACGCTCCTGCGCTAAGAACGTATTCACTAGTGTTCTCCACAGCAATAACTGCTGAAGCCCCCTCAAGTACAGTCGGGTACGCTCGCGCAATCGCCGTGAAGCCATTCGCCTTTGTGACCACAACATAGTCGCAGTCTCGGATATAGGTAATCGTTGGTGTAGCTGCATCAGCAACAACGATCGAATCTACCTCAGCTCCGCTCCCCATCTTGTGTAGGAACTCCGCGAGGTCGTAGTCGTTCAGGGTAACAGCTTCATCGGTGATGCTCACCGGCACAGCCGCAACGGTATCGCCCGTACCGATTCCCGCGAACGCAATCGCTAGATTGGCTATATTGATTTCGAACCACTCACCGGCGATCTCCACAATGTGCTCGGTGATCCCCTCGTCGAGGATCCCAGCGTTGTCACTCTTAACTATCACATCTGCCCAACTCTCCTTAAACGTCGCACCTCGCAACGCCCCAACATCGCTATACCCTCCACCATACGGACCGATCTCCAACTTGACCGAGCCAATCCGGATAGTCTCCGCATCCTGTACCGCTGTCTGCTGTTTGTAGCTTCCGAGTGGCATATTATTCTTCCTCCCAGAAATTCAGCCGGTAGTCCGCCGGCCTAGTGTATCGCCCCGTCACCGGGTCCGTTATGTCAATCTCATTCACGAAGGTAATCCCCTCGAACCTGATCCCATCGACTATCCCCTTGTACCGCTGGATAGCATACCTGATAGTCATCGCCGTCTCTTCGCACCGCGTGTAATCCGTGTCCCATACCGTCACCTGTGCAACAGCGTTGTTGAAGTCAATCACTCCATCCTGATTGTTGCCAACCTCTCCAAGTTGAACTGCGGGAAACGTCGGGCCTTGCGGTATCTTCGCAGAGATGCGCGTCCCCACCGCCGCGAATACATCCGCGTCCGCTATGAGGACTGACCTTAGCGCTCCCTGCCATGAACTCATCGCGACTCCTTCCTTATCATCATCGCTACCGCTCGCTTCACTTCTGCGTTCACTTCGCCACGATTCGACTCAAGGGCGGGCCGGAGGTGAGGCTTATGCAGAAACTCTTGTGGGGGCGCGTACACCACATCGGTTCCAACAAGCACCGTCGCACTCCGACTCCGCCTCAACTCATCTGCGACAAGCTTAATTCCACCAGGAGCTGCTGGTGTGCTGCGTGGAACCTTCCCATCTCCTTTGGGTTGCGGTAACGTGATGTTGCGCTTCTTCGTGCCGACGTGATACGACCGCATGAGGTTCCCTGTCTTGATCGGACAATCCCTCTTCGTGCCATTGACGACTGGCCCCGCCCCGGCGACAAGTGCCGCAGCAAACATGTTTGCCATGTCGAGCTTGATCTTCTCAAACTTGGCAAGCAACGCCTTTTCGCCAGTAAGCTTCATCGAGATCATTTATGCGTCCGCGTTGCCGGATTCAACAACCCAGCTAATCGTGTTTGTCACCTGCGCAGAGCAATCAACCCAAATATCATGGACGTTGTCCACATACAGAACAATGCTTTTGCCCGGAGATAGTTCGACGTGGTGAGCCTCTGCTTTCACTTTCGATTCTCCCACGTAGATGTACCCACTAGCATCCGACGGCTTTGCGATTAACGTCACACAATGTCCTTGTGGAACGCGGTAGTCATCTAGTTGCTCAGCTGTCCCAGCCACCGCAACCATCAGCGAGCCTGTCATGAATGTCTGCTTGTTATCTGGCATTATGTCACCTCATTTGCTATCAGTCTTGTTCCCTTCGCATGGCTGCTTCCTTCCGCAAGAAGAATATCATACGTCCCCGCGTTCGGTCCGGTGACTACCGCCCTCATTACCTCTGTGATCGCCGGATACGGCCCCTTAAGCGCGATCTTGAAGTTCGCTATCACATAGGTCTGGTCGGGCTGTTTTACCTCTTGCCCGCCAGCTGAGGCGATCGCGCACGGGATGTCAGTAAGGCCCGCGACTGGTTGCCAGTCCGGGACGAGCATCCCGTGCTCATCCGCCACGCCTTCGTCCTGTTGGACAGTGCATAGCGATGCGAAGTAATCTCCCATCGTCTCCATGAAGCGAGAGTCCATAATCGGCCTAGTCATTCAGCGCCTCATTAACCGTCTGCTCAATCCACGAGAAGGATCCTAGCCCTAACTCGGCAATCTGGAATCCTGCATCCGTGGTAGCTTCGACAGCTTGCTTACGCAAGATACCAGCCCGCATACGCATCTCGCGCGCCACGGATGCACCATCGACGGAGATGTCCATGTGCGTCGTGACCTTCAGAATCATCAACTGATTCGAGGCCCACGATTCGAGCGCTAATGCCGCGGCATGGAAGATCGTGTTTCCCTCGCAATCTTCACCCATCGTCAGGAAGGCGTCTATCTTCTCATCAGTATAAAACTCGTACGCTTCATCATCATCCTGAATCAGAAGACGCACCTTACCGCAATCGGTAGTCGGATCAAATGTAAAGCTCATTGATCACCTCTTCCCACCGCGCCGCGCCAGCGCGGTAGGATCACTTATCTAGCCTGTTCCGGTCTGAGCGTATGCGCATCGTGGATCAAGATAGCATCCACCAATGACCACTCGGACGCGGTAGAGTATGTTGTCACTCTCGAAGTCCCCATCGAATGGGGAAATCGGCCCGCCGCCGGGAGCAACTTTGTTCGATGCCTTCATAACGATCTCCGGCCCCTCATGGCCCTTCAGCCTGTCAAGGCCAATCGCATAGTTAAACGCCGTGTCCGCGAACAGATACCACGTGGTCGCGACGTTGCCGCTCACATCGATCTGAGGCAGCCACGGGTCAACATGAATCTGGATACCCTTACGCGGAATCGGACTCGTAGTACCGTAAGGCACAATGGTCGTACCCTCATCGGCTTCGATCGGCCCAGCCACATATTGAAGCTGAGTCGAAGTCGTGATCTGCCACGCGGTATCCTCAAGATCAATCGGAACCACTAGATGCAGTCCGCGAATCGTCAGAGGTCGTCCGTTGACATCCTCTTGCAATGCCATCAGTGCAAGCGTCGTCTGCAGGTTCGCATGTGTCAGCGGCAATGTGCCGAGGTTCGTGATCGCTATCCCGTTTACGTCTGTGATCGTATCGCCGAACAAGTCTGTATTCGGAGTAGCCGCAGCCGCATACAACCCGGTAACTTCCGCATGTTCCGTGTTGATGGCCATCTTAACGTAGTCTTCAACAACATCGTCAAAGGCACCCATGCCATCATTGACAAGGGCTTCCCATGAGATATCGAACTGTTCGCCTAACTTTCTCACCTGTCGCGTGTAGCGCGTATCAGACGACGGAGTGACGAGATACTCACCCTTCTCCGTAACTTCACGTAGCACGCCGCGCCCTCCATTCCTCCGGTGCCGCGTGTGCCGATTGAAGTTCCCGACCGTCCCCTGCTTCGTATATGCCGCAAAGTCTGGCTTGACGATGCCGTACTGAGCCATCAATTCACGCTCGATGATCGTACCAAACAGATACGGGAAGTCGGTCGTCGTGATTGCTTCCCATAGCCTGTACTCATGCCGATGCGGTCGAAGATGATCTGCGTTTTCGATCATCGCAAGACCACGCTCGATCTGCGATTCAGTAAACCGCTTCCCGATCGGCTCCCATCCATCCCACTCCAATCCTGCCTCCTGAAACGTTTGCTTCAGGTCTGCCATTTTTGTAGCCATAGTTCACCCTTCCTTGGGGAGAGAATCATTTCTTCTCTCCCCTCTTCCTTGTCTTCGCTGCGGTCTTCGCGCGTTGCGACCGTTCTTCTTTTGCATCGGCCTGTTCCTTCAACTTCCGCTCGTTCTCTCTGGCCTCGTCGAAATTGAGATCCTTCAACGTGGCCTCGATGACCACACCCTGCGCCTCCATCGCCGCTACCTGCTCGTCAATTTTTTCGATTTCGATCTGGTGCTCTCGCCGTCGGTAAGCTAACACACCCAATTGCGCCTTAATCGTCATATTCCGATTCTCAAGATTCTGTCTCGTTAGACCACTCATCGCGCCCCTCCTATGTGTTCAGATTCCTAGCTTCCGGTTGTGTTGTAAGCCAAGAGGTAAAACAGCGTCCCAGCGATATCGATTGGAATCTGATAACACGTTCCAGTATCACTCGGATTCGTCGTCACCGCCGCAATTCCAAAGCTCGTATTCGTATCAAAACGAATCGGAGCCATTAACGTACCATCGGTACCCTTTTGATGGAACCGGATACCGCACAATACATCATGCGCAGTACCCGCGCCTTCGGCCAGGATCTCGACACCAGCCGCCATACCAGACCCGCCGCCGCCATTGTCGATGTTCACCTTTAGCGGCATCATGTCGCCAAGTTTCCCGGCCATGTCGTGGTGGACCTTGAATTCAGCGCACGCAAGATTGCCAACATCCGCATCGTCGTTGGTCGTCACTCGGAAGTTCAGGGCCTGGATGTTCTCTCCACCGACCATCGCACGAGTCGGAGCCAAGAATGCTTTCAGCCACGTCTGCTCCCTTAGAGCAGCGGTCGGATCAAGCAACAACTCGTCTCCGAATGCGCCCAGAAGCACATGGAGCCAGTCGTTGCGCTCCTGATGTACCTTAACCGCGACCAATGTCGGAACTGTAAGCGAAGCATCGACCGCGCTCAGTGTGATTCCGAAAGGAATATGGTGCTCTGGATCGCTCTGCCCCGACAGCATGTACGGAGCGCCGACTGTACCAGCAGCCTTCTTGATATAGACGCGCTGGCCCGGTGTAAGAGCCTGTGCCAATCCGTCAGAAGTACCGTCGCTTACCGAGCCAAGGACGTTCAACCACCAGATACCCTCGGTATCAACGGTGATCATATCCGTGGCCGCAGCCGCGCCCTTCATCGCGACGCCAACCACGTCGCCGTAGTAGACAGGATCTTTCCCGTCGACGAATCCATCAGAGTGATACGGATGAGTCAGCACCGACTCTTCGAACGTCAGAACACGTCCTTCACCGCCACTACTCGCCTGTTCACCTGCCGTCTGTCCTGTGTTCACATACTTGTCGACCGGCATCTCTACCTCCCCTCAGCGAACCTTTCGGCCATTTGCTTGGCGTCTGCTTCGCTGTATCCAGCTTTCATGTACCCTTTCACCTTGCGGTCAATCAGGTGTTGATGTCCACCGTCATCGGGCGGAGTCCCGCCACCCATGCCCGTAATACCGGGCTTCTTGGTGATGCTCTCCACATATTCCGATTCCGTCTTGATTGTCTCTATGATCATCTCAGTCAGCTTCCCGGTATCGAGTTTACCCTCGACTAGCGGCGCACTCTCTGAGAGAGTCTTGATGATCCGTTCTTTCGTGACCGTCGGCAACTTCACCGTGTCCTTGCTCAGGGCTTCGGTGATTGCGTCCTGGGCCTGCCTTAATCCAAGCGCCTCCGCCAGCCGTGCATTCTCGGTCGTAAGCGTTGTCACCTGTTCCTTATAAGCGGTGATCTTCGCCTCTGCCGCGGTAAGTGCCGGCTGCAAGTCTTTTTCGTTCTTTTCCATCTGATCCTCCTGTCCTTTCTCTACCCATGAGAGGAATCGCTCCTCTTCCGAGCGCCCGTCTTCCGACTCTGTGAAGTCAGTTGATCCGAGCCAACCGCTGACTATCCCATCCGCTACCGCTGTTGCTGATTCCAGCAACGATACCATCTTGCCGCCGCGCCCTGCCTGCGTCACAAAGTCGAATCCCGCACCCGGATTGAACTTCTCCGCCACCTTTACTTTCTTCCCGCCGATAGACTCCATTGTCGCGCTACCGCTTGCCCTGATCGAGATTCCTAGCGTGCTTCCCAACTCTTCGATGAATGGCCGCCAGTGCTTGGCTACCTTCACTGAGCCGTATACGCCGGGACCGCTCTTGCCTTGCGCCTCATACACCGGCTTGCCAACGATCGGACCCACAAGATCCCGCAGTGACCTCTCCGGCCTATCACGCTGCTCGGACTTACCAGGGTGATCGATGAACGAAAGCCCGCCCACGAACGCTGATGTATCCCGTTTGAGTTGGTCCTCTTTGTAGTAGGCCGACGTTCCCTGTCCCGGAGAGATCACCTTCACGTGCGCCAGTCCGTTCATGTCTATAAACTTACTCATCCTCCACCTCCAACTTTGTTCGGCTTAAAGAGATCATATACTGCTTCGGGATCAGGATTGGGAAGCGGAGGTTGCGACATATCCAGCAAGACGCCGCTATCCTCGTTGAACTCTTCCTGCGTTAGCGGGCCGCCAGCGGACTCTGATGTACTGCCTTCGCCTTCACCAGCTATCGTCTTGTACGTCTTCTGTAGAAGAGTCCCTAAATCAGCTAGCTTGCTCTTGACGGCCTTTGGAACACTCTTATGATTAGCGACTCCACGCGCCTGTCGCATTAATCCCTGGATCAGCGCCTTGAACGTTGCCGCTTCTACGAAGCTTTCAACCATCGGATAAGTAGTGACTTTCTCTACTTTCGTAGCAGCCCCGAGCGTCACAATATCGTCCGCGCCAATCGTGTAGGAGGCCTTGAAATACGCACCCGCTTGATTCGGCCCACCTATTTGATAGATGGCGAAATCGTCGAATAGCTCTTCAATGTATGCCCAACCGTCGACTGGTGCAAGCTGTCTAACTGCGTTGCCTACATCCTCATTCAACTTTGTATAGCTCGTCGATTCCGTCAGCCAGGAACAAGGAGTGGCATTCACCTCCTTGAGCTTTCCGATAACCGCATTAGCTTGCTTGATCGCCGAAGCATCACAATCCTTTCTCCCTGCCTTCTCACAGGCTGCTAGTGCCTTGTTTGCAACCTCGACCCACGTCTCCTTTTCATTAGAAGACAGATCCTTTATATGCTTATCTACATCTTCAGCCGTCCAAGGCATATTTACCTCCGATTACTTCCTTTCCCCTTGCCAGGATGTTTGGAGGGTGGGCAACCGCCACGCCCCTTGTTTTTTCGCGTCCCACCGCCACTACTATTCTTCTTCGGTACTCCCTTAGCCATATCTACTCACCCCCTTAATATTCTATCACTTAGACCCCAACATCATCTCTCTTAATACTCTGTAGATAGTGCCATGCCGACATCCAGGGTGCTCCAGGCCGAACATGATCCCGCTCGGAAATGGCTCACTCTTCGGTATCCATCCCGCCGCTAGATCTTCACGGCAAGCATCCGACGTGTGGCCATCGTCCGGTCCGACGCGAGACTTCTCTTGCTCGATTCCCGCTGCCTCCATCTCGTCTGATAGCGACGCACCTCCGGCCTCATATGCGTTCCCCATCTCGGTGACGGCGACGAGCTCTGCCCTTGACTGAATGTGCTCTAGCGGGCTTCCCACTGCGAACCGCTCGAACTGATTCTTGATCGACCGCGCGACCTCACTGTAGCTTTCGCCCTCGTCTAGCCCGTAGCTGACAAGGTTCTTAATCTGCCCCTTCGTCGTATCGTTCACGCCGGCCACCATATCCGCCGCGTGCGCATCTGCCCAAGCTACCGCCTGCGGATGTGGCAACGCGAACGCATCTTGAAGGGCAAGGTTCTCTGCAAGGTCAGCATATCCCCACTCGTATCCCTGGAGGACAACAGCGGAGTCAATCTTGGTCATCTTCGGCACGGTGACGCTAAGTGCATCGTCAATCATCGAGCTCAGAGCGGAGTCTATACCGGCTTCGACGAAGTGCTTCTTGAATCGAGCGAGCCCCTTGAGAACAGCCTTGCCTTGAACGCGGAAAAGAGCGGCCATTTCCTTCTGCAGCCGCCCCTCTGCCTTCTTCCTATCCAACGCAGACACGGCCTCCAGTAGGATAGCCGTGCAGCGCGAGACTTGTTCTAAGCTACTCGTTAAGGTTATCTGAGTTCACTCCCGTCGCGCCCGTAGACCGCACTAGCAACATCTAGCTGCTCTCGTTTCTGTCGCCTCAAGACATTCAACTGTCTCTCGCGCCATATTGTGACAACCAAATTGATTGTCACCGCGCACGCCATTACGACCATATACCACTTCATTTAAGTTCCTTTACTCCTCGGGCTATCCAGAATAAACCCGCGCAGTACCAGTTCGGCATCCAGTTTTCGCAGGATGTACGCAAGATCCTTGATATCACACTCCGAATAGCTTATGTATGGTTTGTCCTTGAAAACTATGTACGCGATTATGGACGCGACTAAATACATTCCGTCTTCCTTTTTTCTCTGCTCAACAAGCAACCCCCATGCCGCCCCGAAATCGTTAATAAAGTTTGGGGCTTCGTCTTCAGCGATTCCAAGGATCTCGCATGTATTTGCTTGCAACTCTGCCTTCGACATAGCTTGTACTCTCTCCCACTCAGTCATCGCCATTTGTTGCCTCCCTGAATGCCTCAACAAACGTCTCCGCCAGCGTCTTCACCACTTCGCCCCGGTCCTTATCCTGCGCCTCTGACAGCGCCTCGATCGCCTGTTGAAGCTGTGACACGGCGGTGCTCACTGCCTTCACCTCTGGCACTGCGCCTTCCTCGGGCTCAGGGAAGAGCTTGTCCATCACGTCCTCAATGTTAGTCTCTCCGAGCACAGTAAGCAACCGCTTGGTCGTGTACTCCGCGTCAAATGTGCCTGCCAGGGGATTCCCATTTAGTGTTGCCGCTGACACAACCGCCTCAGTCATACCCTTAACATCATCCTCAACCAGCGGTGGGAAAACAACGGATACCGTTACGTCGATAGGCTTGTCCCTTTTCGTCTCATCTTCATTATCGGTATCGTCAGCATAGACGAATCTCTCACCGTCCCAGTCATCGTCTTCCCACTCACCCTGCAATTCCTCATACCCATATTCAGCCATTCGCTGGATCGCGAACGCGCAAATGTCTTCAATGATATCTTTATAGAGCAACTGGCGTAGACTGAACTGTAGCTCAGTCGGGCGGTTCAAGCTCCGCGCCGTCGCCAAAGTCCCGACTGATACATCGCCAAAAAATGTCTCTGGCAGACCCAACTCGGCGCACACCATCAAGAGTAGCCTACGTCCGTCGTCCGCCGATGTGGTTGCGCCTGCTGTCCTGATCGGCGTCAACTTCGTGCTTTCCTCGTGAATGAATGCCGACCCTGCCGATGGTGCAGGCGCGTAATTCCCGCCACTAGAAATCTTTGAGTCAAGAGCAGCCTTAGCCGCAATGCGTCCCTTGGCCGTCTGTTTTACCATATCCCAAGCAAAACGTGCATAGGATCGAACGATAGTTGCCCAATCACTCAAGAACTTGTTATATGCTTGCGCCCAGGATTGGGCTGCGTAGATCTCTGACGTGCCAAACTTCTGATCAAGGACCGCATTAACCTTGACGTGCATGATCGGCTTATCCCAATGAACCACGAAACCGTCAACTTGCGTTGGCTTGTCATCAGGCCGGTAGCGCCAGTCGGGATAGTACTCCTTCCGCATTGTCCCAGCTGCCGCAAACCGCCCGAGAATATCCCTCTTTTGCGACCAGTGCCGCTCGTAGAACCACGGCTCGTTGCGGTCTTCCGGATTGACTTTGACATCCTCGATCTCAGAGAATGGGATAAGACTAATCCGCGTGCCACCCTTGTTGTTGCTGAAGAAGACAAAGAATAGATTGGCTGTGATCCAGAGATCTTTCTCAACCTTGACCATTGCGTTAATATCAGTGAAAGCAGTGCGATTCTTAGAGTCCGCAAGGAAATCCTGAACTACTGCATCTACAGTGGGATGCACCGCATTGATGGTGACGCCTTGCCCAAAGACGTAGTTTGCTTGAGTCAGCACCCCACGCCGAATAAGCGGATTCTTCATAAAGAAGAGGAGTGACTGCTCGCAGATCTTCCGAAGGCCCGCCCGCGAAAACTCAGCCGAACTATCCCCTGTGAGCTTTTGCCAGCCAACATCCTCTAGCTCTAGCTCAAGCTCTGCGAGTCGTTCCGCGAAGTTGTCGCGGTCGATCCGCATTTGCTCGGAGAGTTGCGCGATGGTTTGTCTAGACATTGGACTCCTCTACTCACGATAATCGTTGCGGTCATTTTGATCAAGATATCTTTGTCGTGTAGTCTTCAAGGTAAACTTCATCACACACTCCTATTGTCCAGCCAATACAGCCTTCTTGATCATTGGCCAATATCGTTCAGAATCATCGATGATGCTGTCTCTCTTATTAGTCCAACTCCAGCGATCAACTAATGCCCGATAATAAGGTAGCCGCTCCTCTGGGTTTAACTCATTCCAACAATCCTTACAAAGAGGGGAACACCCACACCGTTCCTCGTATTGCGTTCTATGCCCTGTACAATAATTCCACGGCAGATGACAACGGACGCATCGTCCATAACCACGGCCCCTAATCTGCGTCATAATCCGCGCCGCTTTGATCATTCGTCTCTGAAGAGGCTCTTTAGCCCCTGGGGTCGCCATGAGAACAGTCTCCTTGTTTGAATTTTACACTAGCGGACACTCCCGCGCAAGGACAAGCGTCCCGCGTGTTTCCGATGCGCGGCCCCGGTTACTACATTCGCCGATAGTTCGGATCAAGATCCGCTGTTCCTGGCATAGCAATCACCTCCTCGTCAGTCTCTTATGCTCTC